TGCTACTCGTTTAACCTCAGAAAATAATTTACAAATTCAATTTGGAGCAGGTAATCCAAATGATATAGATGAAGAAATTACCCCTAACCCAGATAATGTAGGTATAGGTTTACCATTTGAACAAAATAAACTTACAACAGCATATTCACCTACAAACTTTTTATTTACTAATACTTATGGAATTTCACCTTCAAATACTACTTTAACAGTAAGATATTTAACAGGTGGAGGTGTAGGGGCAAATGTACCTAGTGGAGATTTAACTAGATTAACTACAAACAATACTTTTTTCAACAAATCTAATTTAAATTCTACTACTTCAACTTATATATTTAATTCATTAACAGCAAACAACCCAGATGCAGCTGATGGTGGATCAGCAGGAGATACTAGAGAAGAAATAAGACAAAATACTTTAATGCAAATAGCTGCCCAACAAAGATCAGTTACATTAGATGATTATATGGTTAGAGCTATGAGTATGCCTCCTAGATATGGAACTATATCTAAAGCCTATATTGAAAAGCCTAAATTAACAGATGAACAAGTATCAACAATTGAATCTTTAAATTTATTTATATTATCTCAAAATATAGTAGGAAAACTTTCAAATGCTACTGAAACCTTAAAGAAAAATTTAAGAACTTATTTAACTCAATATAGAATGATAGGTGATAATATTGAAATAAAAGATGCTTATGTTATTAATATAGGTATAGATTTTGAAATAATTGTATTACCTAATTTTATAAATAGCCAAGTAATATTAGCTTGTATAGATTCATTACAAGAATATTTTAACACTGATAACTGGCAAATTAATCAACCTATTATGATTAGAGATTTATATGTTAGATTAGATAGAATAGAAGGTGTTCAAACTGTTAAAAATATTAAATTTTCAAATAAAGCAGGGGTTTCACAAGGATATTCTCAATATGGGTATGATATAGATGGAGCAACACAAAATCAAGTAATATACCCATCGTTAGATCCAAGTATATTTGAAGTTAAATACCCAAATCAAGATATTAAAGGTAGAGTAGTACCACTATAAAATTAAATCATGGCAGTTTACAAATTATTCCCATATAAAGACACTACATTATATTCATTATATCCTGATATGAATACAGGAATAGATGCTATTACATCAATTACAAATTTAAATTTAGCAATAGATTCACTTCCTCAAGTATCAAGATTCCTAACAGCATTTGATCAAGATGAAATTAATAGTGTAATTGATGAAAAAATTAATGGAGCTCAATGGGATGTAAATTTAAAATCCTATATAGCTACTGCTCAAGGAATAGTAGAAGCTACTGATTTAGAAGTATACCCAGCTGCTCAATATTGGTATAATGGAACAGGAATGTTTTTAGATGTTCCACAAACTACAGATGGAGCTTCATGGTATTCACCTAATTTTAAAGGATCATCAGCATGGCTTACAGGTGGAACTGATGCATATGGCAATGCAATCTCATCATCATACGCTTCAGGTTCAGTAGGAGCTGGTGGAGGAGCTTGGTTATATAAATCAGGTAGTACTAATTTTGTAGTATCTCAATCATTTGATGTAAGAACAACAAAAGATTTAAATGTTAATGCTAAAGAAGTGGTATCACGTTGGTATAGTGGTTCTATGGATAATAATGGATTCTTAGTAAAATGGGAAGATTCAGTTGAATTTAACCCAAATGTTCAAATTCAACCCATAATGCAATTTTATAGTGTTGATACTAATACTATCTATCCACCTGAATTAGAATTTAAATGGGATGATTATTCAAGTGTTTTAACAGGATCAGCTACTGAGAGTATACTTTCTACAACTAACATAGTTTCATCATTAGCAGAAAACCCAGGTGAATTTTTACCTGAATCTGTCCATAGATTTAGATTTAATGTAGCAGATAAGTATCCTATTAGAACCTGGACAACAGCTTCAAAATTTACAGGGGTAAATTATTTACCTACTTCTTCATATTATGCTGTAAAAGATTTGGATACTAATGAATATGTTATTAACTTCGACACTACTTATACAAAATTAAGTTCAGATTCAGAAGGAAATTATCTTGATTTATATATGAATGGATTAGAACCAGAAAGATATTACAAAATTATGGTAAAAACTACAATCAATAGTTCAACCATGGTTTTAGATGATAGTTATTATTTTAAAGTTGTAAATGGATTTTAATGGGAGAAAATATAAACTTAAATAAAGAGGTTTTTAATAAACAACAATACGAAAAAACCATTAATACTAAATTTTCTCAACTAGGGGTTAAAACGGTTCAAGAACAGATAGAGGAACAACCCACAGTTGAAGAATTTTTTCAAATGTATAATGATTTATTCTACGATATTCCTGAAGTAGGTGAAACTAATTCGCATGAATTTTTAATTAAAACTAGTAGTGAATACATTAATTTTAATGAAAATGATGAATTAATCCAAGCACTACAAAATGAAATAGCTCAATTAAGAGAAGATCTTTTAGAAGCTCAACAACAACAAGTCGAACAAATTCAATCCCAAACTAATATATAATGGCTGATGTAGTTAGAATAGATCCTACTAGTTTTGAACTTCAAACTTATAATGAAAAAGATTCTAATTTAATATCCAGTTCGGATATTGAGTATAATTTAACAAGTTCAAGTTATATTGAATTTTACATATACGATTTAAATAAAAATATTTTATATGATAATTTAAATTATACTAACTATACTGTCTCAAGTGATCAAGATAATAACTTAGATGAAGGACTAACTCGATTTGTAATTTCACCTGAAGAAGATGTAACTAGACAGGAATATACTGAGGGTGATTTTATAGCCTATTATAATTTCTTTACTAAAAGGATAGGAGACCAGTTTACAAATCTTTATATATCTGAAATATCCTCAGATAGAACTGAAATTAAATTAGATAGTACATTTTTATCTAACCTAGATATAATAGAACAAACTAATAATTTCATACAGTTTAGAGAAAATTCAACATATTTTGTTGATTTTTACCTTAATTTTGGGGATAATCAATTAGTAATAGCTAATAATATTAAATTAGAAAATGAAACTACTGACGATCCTACTATATTAATTAAATTATATGAGCCCTTACCCACAGAGTTTAATGAAAAATCTTTATTATGGGTTGTTACTACACAAAATGAACCTGAGGCTTTTCAAGTATCTTACCCATTCCAACCTTCTACTTTTATAGATTTTACATCAATTCAAGGACCAAACTTTAACATTCCTATTAAAGGACAAATTAACAATTCTTCCCAATTACTCTCAGAAAATGATATTATATCAGGGGCTCCTACTAGTTCAATGGATCAAATTGAAAGTTTATTAAATGAAAAATCACTTAATATTAGTGTTGATTATACAGATTTTTCAGATTTTATCCATTTTAGTTCAGCTAAAACTAGATTAGAAAATTTTTATTATAAGGCAAGTTTAATTGAAGGATACTCATCTTCAATAGCCGATTTAACTAATACAACAGGATCATCTACATCTATATTAATTTTACAAAATAAAATTTCAGACATCATCAAAAACTTTGATGGTTATGATAGGTTTTTATATTACACAAGTGGTTCTGAACAAACCTGGCCCAAAACAACAACTGAACCTCCTTATTTACTAGCTAAAACAGGAAGTGCAGCTGTTGTAAACTGGCTAGGGAGTGATATTGAAACTAGTGCCAAAATAATGATCAACTCCTAAAAACCATCCCAGAATATTTAAGAGAAGATGCACAAAATGAACCATATGAACTTTTTGTTGATATGGTTGCTCAATACTATGATAATGTTTGGTTATATACTAAAGATATTACCCAAAAATATAATGCAGACAATAGATTAAATTCAGGTATTAGTAAAGATTTAGTAGCTAATGCTATTAGAGATTTTGGAATTAAATTATACCAAAATAATTTTTCTAACTCAGAATTATACACAGCATTTTTAGGTTTAACACCTAGTGGTAGTTTATTCCCATTCCCAAATATTACAGGATCACTACCTGCACCTACAGGATATGAATTTGTAGATACATTAATATCGGCATCAAATGATGTTATATCAATGGATGATACAAATAAATCCTTATATAAAAGAATTTATCACAACTTACCTTATTTACTTAACACCAAAGGTACTATAGCTGGAATAAGAGCATTAATTACCTCTTATGGCATCCCAGATACTATATTAAGAATATCTGAATTTGGGGGAAAAGATAAAGTAAATGAAAATGATTGGGATTTATATTTCAATAATTTTAATTATGCTTGGAACACCCAAGGTACAAACTATATGTACACCCCTTGGGAAGTTAACTCAAATTTTAGAAATCACCCATATGATGCTCCTGGTACTGTAGAACTTAGATTTAAAACAACAGGATTACCAGATTCAAGAGTATCTCAATCATTATGGTTTACTACTAGTAGTGCTGGTATAGATAAAGCTTTAGTATTAGAATACACAGGATCCTATTTAACTAGTGGCTCTTACTCAGGTTCAATTCCTGACCCATATTATCAATATGGTACTTTAAAATACATTTCAAATCCAGGTACTGTAAATGAAACCTCTTGTAGTGTATATTTACCTTTCTTTGATGGAGAAT